GTGACGCACATTTTGTTTATCTTAGATTAGTAAGAAATGGAGTAGCTTTACAAACCCCTGACGACACAGGTAGCAATAGAAGCACGTCTCATTTTAGTTATGCAACTGATGTTATTGGCTCAAGTGCGTACATAATTTTGCATCTTCCAGCGCAACATCTTGATTCACCTAATACTACATCTGCTGTTACTTATAAGGTTCAATTTGCCACAAGATCAGATACTAGTATGTCAGCCCATATTAATAGAACCCATAGAAATTTAGATAATTCAGGTGGTTATGATGCTAATGGTGTATCAACACTTACTGTTATGGAGATTGGCGGATGACTAGCATATTAAAAGTCACTGAAATCCAAGACCCAACAAACTCAAACACTGCACTAACGATTGACAGCAGCGGTAGGGTTTCAAGACCTGTTATTCCTTTTGCTTTTGTAGGATTTCCTGGTACTGATAGTTATGTAGCAAAAACAGCTAATACGATAGTTGATTTTTCTTACGCTTTTGTTAATGACGGTAATCATTATGATACCTCTACATATAAATTTACTTGTCCAGTAGCTGGTCTTTATAGAGTAGAAGTTTCAACCTTATCGCAAAGTGTTGACCAAGTGCAGGCTTGGCTTTTTTATAGAGAGACGGGCGGCTCTGCAACTGCTCTTGGTAGGATTTACACTCAAAACAGAGCAACACATGGCAGCATGACTATAAAATGTTCTGCAAATGATAAGCTATATTTACAGCAGAACAATAATATAAGTTATTATCAAACTATAGATGTTCCTTACAACTGGGCGACGTATACGTTTATAGGGTAAATCATGGCAACAGTATCAGAAGCAATCTTAGCACTAGACCCCGACTGTGAGTTTGTACTGTATGGGGAGCCTACGAGTGCACAATCTTTTGATTTGTTTTTCCGCCTTGTGGTGGGCGTAGATGATAACGGGACTTCAATTTTAGAAAGTGACCCTAAAGTTTGGCAAGATAACGGCATCACTTGGGCTTTGGTAGATAGAGAATTAACTAACTTAAATAACGCTGAACCATTGAAGCTGTTGCGCGAAGAGCGTAACCGCCGTATTGCTGAAACAGATTGGTGGGCATCATCTGATCTTACTATGTCCACAGAACGCACAGCCTATCGTCAAGCACTGCGAGATATAACTCAAACATCCTCATCACTTGACGAAGTGGTGTGGCCTGATAAACCGGAGTAAGCTATGAGCAATGCCCGTAATCTTGCTAATCTGTTAGGTACAAGCACCACAGTTCCAAGGGCTAAACAACCTGCTGGTTCGGTACTGCAATGTGTGACAACAAATTATCCAAATGATTTTGTATTTACTTTAAGTGCTTCAGGTACAAACGGTCATATGGAAGTTGCTTCAGGTTTGAATTGTTCTATTACGCCTACCTCAACAAGCAGTAAAATACTCTATCAAGCTACAATCTATATAGGCGCAAACTTATGGTATGACATTGGCTATCATGTAATAAAAAATGCCACTTCAGCGACTGCGGCTACTAGTAATACAGATACATCACCTTGCGGTGGTTCTTATCTTTCCGATGCAAGCGGCAATGCTATAAGAGGGCAAATATCAAATAACACCCCTAGAGGCACAGGAGTTTTAAATAACTATTATGTGGTTGGCAGTTCGGCTTCCACTGGCAACTATGTTATATGTCCAGTTAGCATGAGTTTGCTTGACCACCCAAACACTACTTCGCAAATAACTTATAACTTCGCAGTCACTTTCTATAACTGGTCAGCTAATACAATCTATCTAAATAGGTCAAACGAGAATCAACAACAGGCCACTTATGACACTAATCCAGTAAGTGTTGTTACGTTAATGGAAATAGCTGGCTAATGTTTGGTTCTCAGGCAATATCTGAAAACAGCATTGCCACGGACGGCGTTGTGCTTCTTGGAAGCCAAACGCTTGATGCAAATTTTACACAGTCTACAGATCTTTCGGGCACTTTTCTTGGAAGTATGACTGTTGATGCTTTTTTCTCTAAACTTGTGGCAGCTTCGGGAATACTCGTAGCTGAAATAGATATATCTTCAGACTTTACCCAAACTACGGATAGTGTGCGTTTTGCTATAACCTCTGCTTCACTAGACGCTCAGTTTGATCAAACCACTGTTGCCAACTTTGTCGCTTCTGGGGTTGCGGCAATAGACGCGAACTTTACACAAACTACCACACAAACTTTAGTAGCTGTAGGTGTCGCTCAATTAGATGCTAACTTCACACAAAGCACAGCGTCAAAGTTGTTGTTGGATCTCATAAGCACACAGAATTTTGGGTTTGAAGTAGACACATTGGGCGGTTTGTTAACTCTCGCCACAGCAGATTTGAATTCAGAATTTGACCTTTCGACCCTTGGTGGACTTATAATAATTTACCCCGGAGCAGGCGAAGGGCCAATAGAAATAAACAGTGTATTTGTGATAACAGCAAATGGTGATATACTGTGGGAGCAAATTGATGCGGGTGCAACATCAGAAAACTGGGCACAAGTCACACACACTGGCGATACCTGGACTCAAATAAACGCAGGAACGTCGTCTGAAACATGGACAAACAAGGTGGTATAAATGGCAAGTACCTATACTTCCAATTCTGGCATAGAGAAGCCTGGTTCTGGTGAACAGGCAGGTGCTTGGGGTTCGACTGTTAATCGAAATTTTGACATTCTTGACCGTCTTACTGGCGGCGTTGGTGAAATAACATTGTCGGGAACAACTCATACCCTAACCACCACAGACGGTCAGCTTTCTGATGGGCACTATAAAGTGTTAATTTTGGGCGGTTCGCCATCTGGTGCAAATACCATTACCATCAGCCCCAATGACCAAGATAAATTGTATTTTGTACAAAATAACTCCGGTCAGAACGCTATTTTTTCACAAGGCTCTGGCGCAAACGCAACTGTAAACAACGGTGAATCTGCGATTATTTACGCTGATGGTAAAGGAACTGGCGCGGCAGTTACAGATTTTACAAGTGTTCTGGCTGCGCCGACAGATTTAGTAAACGACAGTTCTCCCCAGCTTGGAGGTGATTTGGACGCAAATAATAACGATATTCTAATGGGTAATCAGTCTGTAAAGTTTGGCACAAGCAAGTGGGAAATTGTATTGGACACAGGCGATAATGATCTGTTGTTCAAATATAACAATACACCAGTATTTAAATTATCCAGCACAGGAGCCGTAGTCGCTTCTGACAATGTTACAGCTTTTGGATCACCATAATGGCTCTACCAGCATCTGGAAACGCTATAAGTTTTGCTGACCTAAGAACCGAATACAACACAGGCAGCAACACAGCTATTTCGTTTGCGGATTATCGTAGAGGTGGGTCATTAGTTCGCGCAAAAGCGTCAAACAATAACGGTGTAAATTTATCTGCTAATGTACCGACAGGCACTACAATTTCTTTAGGTGACTTTTATTCTCAAGAAAAAGGTTTTAAGCAAACCTTCACTTCTGATGCTACTAATCAAAACGTAGCAACGATTTTTGGTGATGATTATACTGTAAACTATCCTAAAATAATTGTCGTTGATTCAAATGTTACAGTATCAGGGGATGTTGGTACTGACGCTATTAAGTACCCGTCTGGTGCGGTTGGAACACTTACAATCATTAACAATGGAACAATTACTAGTACTGGTGCGTATGCAATCAATAATTTAAGTTTAGAAACTGTTGCAGTAACAAACAATGGATCTGTTACTGGAGTTGGTAGCGAGGGTTTTAATTCTACTTTTTCTGGCGATGGGTCTGCAATGATACCTTTTATAGGTGGTCAAGGTGGCGCATCTGGTCCTGATATTTATCACAGCGACTATGGTGGCTATGGTAATTTTAATTGTAAACTTACTCGTTCTGGCAACCAATTTACAGTAAGTTGGACATATAACGAATTAGACTACAGTAATCGAGGAGCGGGTTCCACTAATATATCTTCTATTTTTCCTCTTTTAAGTTCTGGTGCATTAGATACCACCGATACTAATGAGTATATTGCGCAAACCGTTTATAATTATTACGGAAGAGACGCCAGAGATTTAGCATTTGGTTCTAAAGTTATAAATGGTAAACGTGAATTTTGGTTTGCGGCAAATAATAAAAGTAATACTACCATGACTTTAGGAAGCACTATGACTTACGCGCAATCTTTTTGGGTAGCTCGGAGCTTGAGTACAAGTAATAGTCGAAGAAGTTATATACTTGATGATTTAACAGGTGGTGCTTCAAACGGTACAGTGACAGGATTATAAATATGGCGTTGACAAAATTACAATTTCAACCCGGTATTAACACTGATATCACCTCTTATTCAAATGAAGGTGGGTGGCGCGATTGTGACAAAATAAGGTTTCGGTTTGGCTATCCTGAAAAAATGGGAGGGTGGTCAAAGTATAGTGATAGTACTTATTTAGGCACTGTTCGTGGCCTTCACAACTGGGTAGCCTTAGATGGCTCTGACTTTTTAGGATTAGGGTCACATATTAAGTACTATATTGAAGAGGGACAAATCTTTAATGATATCACTCCAGTAAGAACCACAACTTCCGCAGGACAGGTGACTTTTACAGCCACTAACGATTCAAACATCATTAAAGTCACAAACGTTGGACACGGTGCAGCACAAAATGATTTTGTTACTTTTTCTGGAGCAGAATCTTTAGGTCCAAATATAACAGCAGCTTTACTTAATACAGAGCATCAAATTACTGCTGTGCTCGATGCTGATAATTATGAGATTACATTAACCGCAACAGCTAATACTACTGGAGTAAGACAAACAACTCTTGCTGGCACTTCTGCTGGCGCAGCTACGCACACTGGGAAAACACAGAGCGCAACAAGTGGTAGTGGGACAGGTGCAGAGTTTACTGTAGTTACAGGTTCCTCAAGTTATACTTCTGTCACTGTGACGAACATAGGCACGGGCTATGCAGTAAACGATACAATAACCATTCCAGGTGCCTCTCTTGGCGGTTCGACACCAACTAACAATCTTACCATCACTGTAACTTCACTTGACGGGGATATTTTAGACGGAGCGACCGGCGGCATTGAAACTATGTCCATTACCACTCAATCTCAACAAACATCCAGTATAATTGGCCCAGTTTTTAACATTGACCCCACAAACGCGGACCAAGTATCTGGTGTAAACCCTGCGGAAAACAGTAATCCTGTAAAAACAGTAAGTGTTACCTCCGGGACTTCTACAGGCAGTGCTACGTTTACAAACGTCACAGGCACGTCGTCTGGTACGGGTGCGGGGGCTAAATTTACCATTACAACAAATGGTTCTGGCGGGTATACTGTAGATGCGGTTACAGATGGCGGTGATGGTTACGACGTAAATGAAAACATAACAATTCCAGGAACAAGTCTTGGTGGGGCAACAACAGCAAATGATCTTGTTTTGAATATAACTTCTGTTGAACCAAATACTTTTGATTTAACTGCCAATACAGGAAGTTTACCAGGGAGCACGGCCTTTACTGCAAACTTTACTCAAAATACTGTAGGCTTTACTTCCACGCAAACACAAGGTGCGCCTGTAGACGGTAATCCAGTGACTGCATTTACTTTTCGATTTTTTTACACTTTTAGTGGAGCAAACTCTGTAAGTAACGGAGGAAGTGGGTACAGATTAGGTGATACTTTTTCTTTATCTATTGCAATGGGACAGGGTAGTGGAACCGGAAGTTCTAAAACATTTCGAGTAGACAGTCTTATAAACAACACCACAGCAGAATATCAAATAAACGTAGGGTTAGATACAACGGTTGGAGGTACAGGTTGGGGTGCTGGACAATACTACGGAGTTACCTCTGGTGCTTTACAAACAACCTTGAACGAAGGTGGAACTCTTAGCTCCTCTGACACCACAATTACACTGACGAACACTACTGGCATAGTTGCCAATGATGTAGTCTTAATAGACAATGAGCTTATACTTGTGGGCGGCGTATCAAGCACTGGTGTCAAAACAGTTGGAACTATTGTATCTTCTGGCGGATCGGCTGCAGCAGCCACGCATACAGGTAAGGCTCAAACAAGCACAAGCGGCAGCGGCACAGGCGCACAATTTACTGTTGTTGGAGACTCATCGACTTACACGTCAGTCACCGCAACCACCGCTGGAAGTGGTTATGCAGTTGGAGATACAATTACAATAGCTGGCAACACGCTAGGAGGTGCGACACCTCTTAATGACGTAACCTTTACAATTACAGCGGTTACAAATGATTTGACCGGGTGCACAAGAGGGTACGCAGGTAATCAAACAAGTTCAAACGTCAATACCTTTGGCCCGACTGTAGCTGCAACTCACGCTGACGGTTCTGTTGTGCGATTGGCAAAAGGTAATGCTGACCCGATTAATGATTTTGCAGGGTGGGGGGACGCCGCATCTGGCGGGGTAACCACCCGTAATCAAATAAGATTATGGTCTCACGATAACTTTGTTGAAGATTTAATATTAAATCCAAGAGATGACCAAATATACTATTGGGACAGAACAAATAACTTGTCCAGTCGTGCAATACCGTTGAATACTAGACCGGGGACAAGAACAAGCATACCTACCAAATGTAAACAGGTTCTAGTTTCAGACACCCAACGTCATGTCATTGCTTTTGGTGCAGATGACATAGGATCAAGTGCTTCTGACATTAACGGTAATGGTGTACAAGACCCTCTTTTAATAAGATTTTCATCAAGAGAATTGCCCACAGATTTTTTCCCTACTGTAAACAATACGGCAGGAACTTTACCTTTAGGTTCAGGGTCAACTTTCATGCAAGCTATTGAAACAAAACGTGAAATACTTGTCTGGACAGACACTGCGCTTACGTCAATGAGATTTGTAGGAGAGCCAAACGTATTCGGCCTACAACAAATTTCAAGTAACATTACTATTATGAGCCCCAACGCAGCCGCAGCAACAGAAGATTTTGTTTTCTGGATGGGTATTGATACTTTTTATGTTTATGACGGTCGTACTCAAACCCTTCCTTGCACTGTTAGAGACAAAGTCTTTTTGAATTTCAACCTTGAAGAACGAAGTAAAGTCATGGCGGGAGTTAACACAGAGTTTAGTGAGGTAATTTGGTTTTATCCATCTAAAAATGCCACTGAAAATGACAAGTATGTAACGTTCAATTATAGCGAAAAGGTTTGGTATTTTGGCACACTTAGCAGGACAGCGTGGTTGGATCGCGGCACACGGACCTTTCCCTTGGCTACAGCAAATGGGTATCTTTACAATCATGAGCTTGGCTATGACGATGACGGCATAGCTATGAATTCATTTATTGAGTCCGCAGGTATAGATATCGCTGACGGAGAAAGATTTTCTTTTGTGAACAGGGTGATACCTGATTTAACGTTTGAAGGTTCAGTATCTGCGTCTTCTCCGCAGGCGACTTTTACAATAAAAGGTCGTAATTATCCTGGGGCGGATTTTGACCAAAGTTCAGCAGGGACGGCGATTCGCACCGCCTCTGTTCCTGTTGAAACTTTCACGAATCAATTAGATGTAAGAGTTCGTGGACGTTCCTTTGCACTTCGTGTAGAATCAGATGCATTAGGGTCTAAATGGAAGCTAGGTAGCCCAAGGGTAGATGTTAAACAAGATGGCAGGAGATAATGGCTAGTACTCAACCCCCTCCAAGATTACCTGAACCACCACCAGAATATGAACAAGGTTACCTGGTGGATTTAGTTCGAGCAGTACAGACCTTTATTGAGCAAGAGCGTAATCCTGGGCCAATAAGAGCTTCTACCATTACTTTGACTGACTTACCAACTTCTGCCACTGGACTTGAGACAGGGGCACTGTATAATGATGGTGGCACAATAAAGGTTGCATAATGGGTCTTTTCGATAAAATCAAAGATGTAATTGGGGACATAGCCCCAATTGTACTGCCTGTAGCTATAAATGCCTTTCTACCGGGATTGGGCACAGTTGCATCTGGTGCCCTTGGTGCAGGCATTGGCACCCTGCTACAAGGCGGGAATGCTAAAGATGCTTTGAAGTCAGCCGCTCTTGGCGGCGGCATTGGTGCTTTAAAGGTTGGTTTTTTAGGCAAACAGGGAAGTTTTGCAGAAAATCTTAGAGCAGACTTTGATGCTACACGAGGCGTATTCTCTCGCCCTTTGCGTGAAAGTGCTTCTACTTTAGTAGGTGGTACGCAAAAGCCTTTCCAGTATGACCCGCTTCGGACAACAGCAGGTATGGCTGAGCAAGAAGCTGCAGATACACTTGCTCGCGAAAATTTAAATAAACTTGTGACTCTTGAAAAAGATACAAGTTATTTGTTGCCAAGAACTCCTAGTGATGATGCCATAAGGGCGTCGCAAAATTATGCGGATAAAATAGCTGCAGGGGCTAGTGATACGCAGGCTATGGCAGAGTTGCAAAAAGAACTTACCCCAAGTCTTGTACAGCGTTTCGGAATCCCTGCTGCTTTAGGTTTAGGTGCGATGACCCTATTCAGCGATGAAGAGGAAGAAGACGAAGGTCTAAGCCCTCTTGAAAAAATTGATTCAGACCAGTTTAAAGTCGCTAATTTAGACCCTTACGCATATAGATCAACGATGGAGGATGTTCTCAAACCTTCCATTCGCAACTTTGAAGACGGGGGTTCTACCACAGTTCCTAATAAATACAAAGGGTTCTCCAAACTTCCTGAGAAAGTACAACAAAAGATTTCTCCCAAGCTTGCCGCAAAGTATGCCCAAGGAGGCGTAGTTGGAGGTTTGATGGATTTATCTAACCAAAGCAGGCAAATGGCGGACGGTTTGCGTAATATGACCACTGGGTCTAGTGGTGGCGGAATAATGGGAGGTATGTCTTCTCTGCCAATTCTTGATAGGGCAATACCTTCCTCACAGACCCCTCGACTTTCTTTGGGGGACATGGCTTCTCTTGGTTTTCCAACTCCACAGTATATGCCATCGGATCCTGATGGTGATGGCTTTGATAGCTTTGGCCGACCAATGGAAAGCCAGTTAGGTAATTTCACCCCTGATCAAATAGAACAACTTAGATATCAATCTTACAGAAATAGGCCAGTAACACATGGCGACCCCACTCCTGAGCCCCTTTTCAAGGGCCTTGGAGCTATGGCAGCAGGACGCCCCTTCATGCCAATGATGAATTTTAAAGATGGCGGTGAAGTTGATTTCTTTCCTCGTCGGACAGGCGGCATAGGGCCGGGAGAGGGTTCTGGCACAAAAGATGACGTGCCTGCTATGTTGATGGACGGTGAGTTTGTAATGACCCGTGATGCTGTAAAAGCTGCGGGCGGAGGGAGTATAGATAAAGGCATAGATAATATGTATGGTTTAATGCGTAATTTAGAGGCTAGAGCATAATGTCTTCACAAACAATAAGGCAAATAACACAGGAATCCCCTGAGATAGAGGCTCGTAAACTTGGATTATTGGACTCAGCTAAAGAATTAGCTGATATCCAATTGGATCTGCCTGATTATGAAATTGCTGGGCTAACTGAGCTGCAGAAAGAAGCTTTACGGCGGGGCGACACAATGTTCGACCCGACAGCAGATTTTGATTTAGCTAGAGATTACCTTGCAGCCACCGTTGGCGCAGATCCTGCGGCAATACAGGCGGCTATGGACCCTTATATTGGTGAGGTGATTGAACGGTCTCAACAAGATATTTTTGATCAAGCCAGACAACAGTCAAAACAGTTTGAAGACGCCGCAATGGGCCAAGGGGCTTATGGCGGGGCTCGTGGTGCGTTATTACAAGGTGTTCTTGCGGCAGAGGCTGCAAGAGATGCGGGAGACTTAGGGGCGAGGTTGCGTTCACAAGGGTATAACGATGCTTTGAATCGTTTGGGTCAGGCGGCTACTGGCATTGCAAGTTTAGGACAAGTCCAACAAGGCGCAGACCAAAGCGGCATAGGATTCCAATTTGATTTAGGTGCAAGGGAACAGGCACAAAATCAAGCTGAGCTTGATACTTTGCGTCAAACCCAAACACAACAAATGCTTGAACCTTACCAACGAATTGGGTTCCTATCTGACATCTATCAAGGTGCGCCAAGTAGCGCGATGACCTTTACAGAGGGCACTGCTCCTAATGAGCCCAGCCCAATGCAAGAATTGTTTGGTTACGGCATTGCAGGATTGTCTGCCGCGTCAGGTGCTCAACAGTTAGGGTTATTTGGATAATGTCTGTTTATGACAGAAACATGTTTCGCGGTTCACGGCCCACAGAAGTGCTGATGAAAAAGGCTGGCGAAAAAGTCATGTCTGACGCAATGGGCGGCATTGCTGCAGCAAAGGACCCTGTAGAATTGATGAACGCGATGCGCGGTGATGAGCGCACCATGAAAGAGCGTAGGCAGGAGCTTGGCGGCATTGTGGGCATGAAGGACGCTAACAAGACGCCTGAATCCGTAGTTACGCTGGTACAGCCTGTAATGCAGATGCGTGAGGCGCAGGCCCCTGTTGACCAAGGTATTGGTCAGGTCGCGCAACGGGCTATGGACACTCCTGTGACCAAGGAGATGACACAAGGCATTGTGCAAAAGTTTAGTAACGGGGGTCAAGCCCAGACATTAACGCAGCCTTTGATGAACGCAATACAGCAGGGCATGGCAGGCGGCGGCAAAAAAACTGCCCCGTCCTCTCAATCTAGCCTGATGGATTTTTATAATAAAAACTTAGAGTTAGCTCGTCAGATTTACGGCGGGGATGAAGAGGCAGATAGAAAACAGGCGTTAGCTAATCTTTTGTTAGGCGGTTTAGCCCCTGCAGGACTGCAAATAGCACAAGGAGTTCCCGTTGCAGAGGCTTTGATGCCTATTGGTCCGCTACTGGCTACCTCTGGTGCTTCAGTAAGAGAGTTAAAAAACAAGCGTGAAGCTGCCGCCAAAGCTGCTGCTTTAGACATGGCAAGCGATCAGTTTGCAGCGTCTCAAAAGCTTACTGAGAGAGACCGCACAAAAGATTTATATAGAGGCACTGAATTAATAAGTAGGGGAGTTGATAAACCTCAAAAACCTCTAGGTGCGGGAACAGCTAAGGATTACAGATATACAGGCAAAGAACCTGCTGATATTCCTGGTGTAGGAACTATACAGCCGGGTCAGATCTTCCCAATTGGAGGAAATGAGTTAAATACTGTATTCAAGTCTATAAGAACGCAACTGAAAGAAGTAAAAGACCCTCCAAAACCTCAAGCTGCTGGGTCACAACAGCCATATGTATTTAAGGGCGACAAGCCCACTAACATTCCAGGTATTGGGGTTTTACAGCCGGGTGAAGAACTAGATCTTGGGTCTAATGAATTAAGTAAATTAGGAAATTTGAGACGTTTATTCAAGCGAAAGGACACGTCTGATACAGCTAAAACGACTTACTTTAATGCGGACACCGTGATTGATGGCGTCACTTATAAAGCAAATGTTCCTTATGCGCTTCCCTTAGAAGTAAGAAATAAAGCTCCGAAAGGATCCTTCAGTTTCGCAGCTCCAGACAAACCAGAAACGCCATCAATTTATTTTGACAACGAAACCGGACAAAATGAATTGGTTTCGCCAGAAGATTATAACAAAGACAAACAAAGATACGGGCCAAAGAAACCTGATACTTCAAACAAATTAAAAGAAGTATTTAGCACTGCAAAGAAAAAAAATGTGCTCCGAACTGAATCCGAAATACTACAGGATATTGAGAAGGGCACCGGATTATTTGAACCAAAAAGAACAGAAACAAAAGCCGAAAAGCTTACAGTTTCTGCTGCCCGCCGTGATCTCACAGGTGTTGCAGACAAAATTGTTAAAGGGGCAAAGGACCCAGAAACACTAAACAGATTTGACCAGCTTATGTCCACTATCATGTCTAAGCCAGGATTTAATCTTGCAGCTCCTGGGCAAGAAGGCGGATATTTTGTTTCTGAAAACCCTGTGGTGCCTCGTATTGCATTGCAGGCAATTGAGCAAATACGGACCTTTGATCCAAAATTCCCTGATTATGGCCTGTTAACTGGAGAAACCCCAGCAGTAGATGTTGAGTTAGTGCAGATTGTTGATGAATTAACTGATTTCTCCGATGCAAACCTTGGAGCAAGGGGTATTTTAAAGAGAAGCTTTGACGCGGTCAAAATTCCTTTCCAAAATGTGTTGTTCGGGCGGTCTGCTGCAACTTTTGAAGATGCATATAAAGTTAAGGCTACTGTGCAAGCCTTAAACAATTATGCTGAACAGGCGTACCTATCCTTGCCCGGAAGACAGACTCAAGCTCAAGTCGATGCTTTCAAGGCAACTTTGCCTGTGGTTGACAGTATAGTTATGTCGCCGGGGCAAGTAGCAAGTACAGCATTTAGAACAGCGGACCAATTTAGAAACAAAGCAATTCTTGCTGAAAAAGAACTTGCAGCTATAGAACCTAGCCCAGGAAATACACGGAAACGGGCATCCTTGCAGAAACAAATTGCTGAAATAACTTACATGGAAGATGCCTACAGAACTTTAGGCAATTTATTGAGTAATAAGCCTCCTCGTGGCGAACAAACTATTGGCACTGACAATGTTTATGAATCTATCTTTGAATAATAGTAGGGTTTGAAATGGTAGATATCGGTCAAGTAGATCAATCTGTTTTAGATACCTATGGACCTCGTATTGAGGGGCCATACGGTATGGACTTTGCCAAAAATGTAAGGGTCACAAAAGCAGACAAGCTTTATGACATTAATTTTGATGCGTTAGCCCAGATGGAGCCGCCTGAAAGTCTTACAGAAGGTGAAGAAGGTTCGCAATACGGCACAGAAGAAATTGCTCTTTCTTTAGTAAAATTTATTGCCTTAGATAAGGCAAATGAAGACGGTATAACAGACTCAGAAGAAATAAATGCTCGTGTCGCAAGTGCGGTAGAAAAATACACTCAAGGTGTAAAAGCAGGAACGATGAGCCCGACAGAGTTTCTGTACAAATATTCTAATGTAGCCCCTGAGCAAGGCCCCTTGTCTCGCTTTACACAATTTTTTTTAGAGGGTGCTACTAAAGGTGCCGCTACCCTCGCCCCTGCCATAGCGGGCGCAAAAGTTGCTTCTGAGGTAGCCCCCGGTCGATTGAAAAAACCCGCTGCTTTAGCGGGTTTTGTTGGCGGGTTAGTCCTTGGCGATACTGTAGCAGAGAGAATAGCGCGGGAGGGGCAAAGCGCGGGTATATTCGAAGGCCGACCTGTTCGTCCTGAAGAAAGGATTTATAAAGTTGGCGGCGATATTGCTGGTTTCAATGCAAGCGCAATATATTCATCTCCTTATTTACTACCGAAAAAAGCCTACAATACTTTTTCAGGCATGTTGATTAATGATGCTTTGTTGCAAGCAAAAGGTAGTCTTGCCGCTACAGCGCGAATACCTTTCCGCGCTTCACGAACCCTTGAAAAGGGTTTAGAAAAAGCTGGTGCAGCCGCAAGGGGCGAGCTAGGGCCCATGCAAAAGTTTCAGTTTTTCGGTTCTGAAACAGCTATGGGTATAGGCGCGACCACAGGTGGTATGATCGCTGAAAGTGTTGACCCTGGGGATAAAAGTTCGCAAGTTACTGGTGAGATAGGGGGCGGTTTTATAGGAGCTTTTACTCCAAGTTCTTTGATATTGCGTTTTGCACCCACCATTTTACGACGTGTTTCAACAGGAATGGGTGAAGACGCCCAGCTAACAAATGTAGGCACACGACTGAAAAGGATTATTGAAGAACGCAGTAATGGTGAAACTGTAGAAGAAATTTTAACCGCCCTTGAAGAAAACCCTGCAATGTTAAGACAAATTGCAGATGATATCTTTGGTGATGAAAGCCTTTATCCACAAGATTTAACCCCCGCTGCCGTAACAGGTTCTCCTATTTTAGGAAGGCTGCAAAGAGATGTATCTGCAGCTACTGCTAAGTTGGACCCTGATTCTTCTTTCCCAGATGAAATTGATAAGCGAGTTGCAGAGGGAGAAGATTTTGTTGCTCGCCTTGTTCAAGGTTTGCGGGCTTCTGGTTCACAAGAAGATTTAAAAACAGCAGCCACCATTGCCAGCGAATTTCAGGCAATGAAATATGAGTTGCAGTTAATACGAGCTCAAGAACGGGCAGCAGGCCCAGTTGATAGACTACAAAGGGGCGCGACAAACAGCGCGGTGGTCAGCCGTAGATTGTTTACATTATTAGAACAAGTAAATAATAACGCTAGACGGCAGGAACAGGTCCTTTATCAACAAATTGATGGGGCGGGCATCCCTGTAGACAATGTTGATTTTATTGCAAATGCTTTACCTTTTATACGCCAAAAATATTTGTCTCCTGGCACGGAGATGCCGTCTAATGTAAGAGCGGAGCTTGGTAAACTACAAAGCGAATATGGTATAAACTTTGGATTAGGGGACTCAGAAGATCTTGTACAGGCACGAGCCGCCTTGGACGCATTGCCTGAAGATGTTAGAGGCACCTATGATACCATAGTTGAACTTGCTTTTGGAAAAAATAGAGCGGGTCAAAACGTAATACCTGAAGTTAACAGGCAACGCTTTTTAAATGCACCTCGTCCTGGCGATGATGCTTTAGATAATTTGTCTGGCATAGGTAAGGGGCAAGGTTTTGCGCCTGACTTCATTTATGATGACACGAAGTCACAAGCTGAAAATATGGTGCTTTTGATTGAAGCAAGAAAAGGTCAACTTTCTGAGGTCATGAGAATGTCCGACGCAGAGTTGAGAGAAGCTGCAGGGGGTGCTTTTGCTCCTATAGACGCAGTTACTAATGCAAAAGCTGCGATTGCCGCTTCAAAAAGGCAGATAGCCGACCTTGAAAAAACAGTTAAAATTGAGCTTCAACTTGAAAAGTTAGACCCAGAGTCTGCATTTTTTCAAAAACCAGAAATTGATTACACCTTCAACGATTTAAAAAAGATGCGTAGCACGGTTCGACGAGCTGCTGCGGCTGCTTCTGCAGGAGACCCATCTCAAGGTGGAGTGCCTAATAATGAATTAGCCGCAGGACTTGGAGAATTAATTGGCGCAATTGACCAACAAATGGACGAAGCGATTGAAGCAATTGACCCATCAAATGCAGCCGCGCAAGCGTACGCCGCAGCTAAAGCTTTTTCAAGCGGAAGACAGAAAGCAATTATAAGAACATTTGGGGGCTCACCACTTGTGACGGACACTGCAGGAGGCGGGGCATACCATGCAGACTTACTGTTTGACGAGATCATGCGTGGGGGAGTTGGGCCTGCTACTGTAAAGCTTAAAGAAATAATCAATTCTGGCACTGTTGTGCAAAGAATGTTGGATGATTTAAATGTTGCAGAAGAATTGCGGGTGCCTCGACCTGGCAATTTAGACGCCCCACAGGAGGTACTTGCACCAACTTCTGTTGTTCCTGACATAACTAGAAGCTTTGAACCTGTTCCTGCGGATAGTCTTTTTTCTGCTTCTGAAAACGCTGCACGTTTAATAGCACGAAAAGTCATGGTTGCAGACGAGGATGGGTTTTTAAGCATTGACCCAAGGAGGGCTGCAGAGTTTTTAGAGTCACCTGATAATCAGGAATTACTGCGTTTATTTCCAAATCTTCGAGCTGAATTAGAAGATGGGCGAAGTTTTGAAGTTGCAAGAAAACTTGCAGAGACTCAAGCAAATCAAAACTTAGTTTCAGAAGTCGTAAAACAGCAAACTGCTTTAGGCACTTTGTTGCGTGGAGAAAACCCAGAACTTGCAATATCAAAACTTTTGGACGCCGAAAACCCAAGAGAACAACTTCGCCAGTTAGTGAGTCAAATTAAAGACGCTAAGTACATGGGCGGTCCTGGTGATGTATTCCCCCCTGGTCAATCAGTAGTCGCGGGAGATCCTGAAAATTTAAAAGGGGTAACAAGGTTAACACCAAGCGGAGCGGCTCGTTCTGCAAATCAGTTTGAAAGAGCAAAATTAGATGCAATGGAAGGATTAAAAAGTTCTATCATTTCGACAATCTTTGCCAGAGGCGGTGATGATAAAAACTTTAGCGTCATGCTTGAAACTCTTTTTAAACCTTTAAAAGGCAGTGCCCCAATTAGTGCAGGTCAAAGTTTAGCCGCTGTTCGTTCTGCAAAGGATGCAAAAAGTCTAGCGGACCGTATTCCATTTTCTGATATGCTTGTGGACGAGGGAGTGTTCACACGGGCGGAGATGGATCGTCTGCGGTATATTTTTGAAGCAGGTAAAAATGTACAAGTTGCAGATGCTGGCGGAAAAGCTGCTGGGAAGTTAGCAGAAGAAATGAATTTTCTTATGTCTGGCTTTGTCCGAATTTTAGGTTCTTCTGCCGTTTCTACCGCCGCACAAAAAGCCCCGTTTTTAAGACCCCAGGGGCTAGTTGAAGCAGGCATTGGTGCAAGAATGGCACAGAAGCTTTTTGGAGAGGTGCCTGCAAACATGCAAATAAAAATTCTCGAAAAAGCTGTTTTAGATAAAGACTTTATGACATTGCTTTTAACAAAAGCAAAAAAACAGGAAGAAGCGCAAAGGTTAGCAGGCATTGCTCGAACTTATTTAATAGGGGCAGGTTTAACATTACCTGAATCTGATATACCTGCAGAGACACAGGAATATTTTGACAGACCTACCCCTGTTACTGACCCTGATAGGGGTGACGCCGCAAAAATCATGCGTCCAAGAATAGATGACACGCCCGCAACTTCAGGGCAACCGCTTGGACCTGTAAGCATGGCACCCCCTCCTCCCAGGGTGCCTACGCCTGCGCCGATGCCTGTTCGAACCCCTTCAACGGGTATTCTGGCGCAGGCACCTGCTAATCCTAATTTAAGAACTCAAATGGCTGCAGCTTTTCCTGGTGATGGAATAACAAGCTTGTTAGCTGCAAGGCGGGCCTAATGGAAGCAAACTTCTTTTACAGTTTAAGCTTAATACTTCACCACGAAGGAGGATTTGTCGATCATCCTGAAGATCCCGGTGGCGCAACCAACAAGGGCATAACACACAAAACTTATGCAGAGTTTTTGGGTCGTCCCTTGGAAGATGTGGATGAACTGAAAAACATTCCTGAAGAACATGTGCAGGAAATCTATAAAAAGAACTATTGGGACCGTGTCATGGCGGATGAGCTTGACACAGGGTTAGACCTAGCCACTTTTGATTGGGCCGTGAACAGCGGACCAGGACGCCCCGCCCGTGTGTTACAGTCCTTGGTTGGGGCCAAAGAGGACGGTGTTATCGGACCAAAGACAATGGCTCGTATTAAGGACACAGACACTGTTATTCTTCTAAATGCACTGGCAAAAAACCGTGCGGACTACTATCGCTCTTTAAAAACTTTTGATACCTTTGGTAAGGGCTGGCTGCGTCGCAACGAAGAGACCCTAGAGGCTGCGCTTGAAATGAGAGAAGCATAAGATGGCAATGGAAGACGAATACGATCCGTTTGATGTCGGGGGTCAAGGATATGTAAGCACGGGCGGACCGGGTAGAGGCACTGCCGCATCTCAGTTGGGATATACTTCCGACCAAGTTTATGGTGGCGGCGGGAGCGACGGCGACGGGGACAGCAGAAGTATTACTGGCCCCGCTCCTAGACCACCTAAGACAGGGCTGACAAAAGCCCAGTTTGAAAACCGCTTTGGTATTACCGATAGAAATCCCTTTGGGAGAAGACCATCAGGTTTTGCAGCATTTCTAGATAAGTTTAATCGGTCACTGGGCGGCAAAGGCATAGATTACAGCCAGCAGTTCCGCGACCTTGATCGTCTTCATAATAGAAGACCGGGCACTAGTGCAGCTAGATTCAGACAAAGGCAGTATGACCTTTATAGAAAGCCTGATATTGCCGATGATGGCAGAGTTATAAGTGGAGGCATTGACCAAGCGAATAGAGGCACATATCAAGGGCCTATTGAAATGGTCACTCGTCAAATGAGCCCGG